TGGGGTAATCCTCCTAAAGAAGAGGACACAATTTTAGAAAATGATTTATTAGAGGATGAAATACCAGATTTTGGATGAACGATATTTCCAGACATATGGAAGAGGTCGCCAAACATTTCTGGGGTGAACCCTCTTCCCGTACAACAACTGAGTTACGCTGGGGTAATCACGGCTCAAAAGCTGTAAATTTATCCCAGGGTACTTGGTACGACTTCGAGAATAACGAAGGTGGCGGAGTTGTGGACTTGGTAAAAAAGGAAATGCCAAGTCTCAATGGCTCTATCCAAGGGTTCCTGGACGAGTTCGGAATCTTGCCGCAGCCAAGTAAAAAACAAGAAAATACTGTCTATGATTATACCGATACAGAAGGAAACATATTATACCAGGTAGTACGTTATGAACCTAAAACTTTTCGGCAAAGAAGAGTCGAAAAGGGAAAAACTGTGTGGAATTTACACGGAATTTCTCCCGTACCCTATAGGTTACCAAACATAGCCAAAGCGCACCAGGTGGCGATTGTAGAGGGTGAAAAAGACGTACTTAACCTCGAAAAGCATGGTTTGGCGGCAACTTGTAACTCTGGAGGCTCTGGGAAGTGGACAGATGAACATAGTAAATATTTAAAAGATAAGGACGTTTTTATCCTTCCAGATAATGACGAACCTGGAAAAAATCATGCCAGAATAGTGGCTAATTCTCTCCAGGGTATTGCTAAAAGTGTTAAGGTTTGCGAACTTCCAGGACTCTTACCAAAACAAGATTCTTACGATTGGCTACAAAAGCATTCTGTCCAGGAACTATTAGATTTAGTAGCAGCTACACACGAAACAAAAGAACAACCTCCTATTCCATTATTATCTATGGCCCAGGTTATATCCATGCCCCCAACTCCCTGGCTCATCCAGGATTATGTCCCTTGTAATAGTATGGCTATGATTTATGGGCCACCAGGTAGTGGAAAAACATTTATGGCCCTGGACATGGCGTTACATATTGCTCATGGTAAAGAATGGCACAATAAGGCTATTGAACAAGGTTCCGTGGTTTATGTGGCGGGGGAAGGTGTTGGCGGATTAAGGAAGAGATTACAAGCTTGGCATAAACATTACCAGCTGCAGCCTCAAGCTCCGTTACATATTATTCCCCAGGCCGTGGGATTATTAGAAAACCAGGAAATAGAAAACCTTATTACAACAATTCAGATGTGTGCAAAAGATGTCAAAATGGTGGTATTTGATACTGTGGCCAGATGTATGACGGGAGATGAAAACTCGGCCCAGGATATGGGACAAGCTATAAAAGCTATGGATACTATCAAGCAGCAATTCGGCTGCTGTGTTGTTCCTATTCATCATAGTGGTAAAGATCGGGATAGAGGAGCTAGAGGCTCAACGGCTATGATAGGAGCCGTAGATGTATCTTTGCGGATAGATCGCCAGGAAAAAATGTTGTCGTTGACTACAGAAAAGCAAAAAGATGCCGAGGCTGAGGATATTACCTGGTTTACTACAGATAGTATCCAATTGGATGACTTGGATATTGGCGAAAGCGAAACAAGTCTCATTTTACAATTATCGGATGCAGCTGGTCAAAAAACACGGAGTATGAGCCAGGCCCAGAGAACTGTATTTAAAGCTTTACAAATTGCTATAGATGAGGCTGGAGTATCTGCTCCAAGTGATCGAGTACCACGAAAAGCGACCACAATGGATATGTGGAAACGTTATGCTTATAACATGACAATTACTAATTCTGAGTCTGAAGATGCCAAAAGAAAAGCATTTACCAGGTCGGCAAAAGCTCTTTTAGATGGTGGTTTTATAGGAAAGTGGCGAGAGTTTGCCTGGACAAACGGACAAAATGCGGACGGACAAGTTGTCCAGGCGGAAAACGGCAGAAAACAAGGGGTTACAGAATGACGGACAAAAGTTGCGGACAGAAAAACGGGCGGTATTTGGACTTTGGACGGACAGGACATATCCCTAGGGATGTCCGTCCATTTGTCCAGGGAGGATTTGTCTGTGAAAAATAGGATAAATGATAAAGCTTTAAAAATGATTGAACAAGTAGATTTGATTCGAAAACAAAAAGAAAAAAAACATGGTGTGGATGTCTTAATTGAAAATGCACCGCAAAATGTCCAGGACAAATTTGAAAAGCAGCAAAGTAAATTGTTTAAGGCAATAGATTCAAAAGATAATGTTGCTATTTTCACCGAAGGACAAAAAATGATTAATGCTTGGAACTATCTGGAAAAGATATTTGATAAAATCACTTATACCTCCAGAATGATTCCGTTGACGGAGGATAATGTCTGGAAGGTAAAACATAGCAGCGGACATATGTTGATTATTCATAATGGAGAAATAGATGCCAAAAACTATTTACACCAGGGAGTAGTTTTCAATGTGGAAGAACTGGTTAAGTTTGTACCAGCCAAAGTCCTGGAATTTAAGCAGCAGATTAAATCTGCCAAAGTTGTAAAAGTAAAAGAAAGGAAAGATAATGAATGAGATCAACTAAACCCGTCATTCGTCAATCTAAACCAGAAACAAGAAGATATGCGGTACTTCCAGCGAAATCTATCCAGGATGATGACCTACATCCTACAACTTTACGAGTCTTAGGGGCAATTTGTATTCATACAAATAAATACGGGATTTGTTGGCCTTCAAGAGTAACTTTGGGCCGTCATGTATCCAGAACTCCTAAAACTGTTTCAACTCATATTACCAGGTTAATTAAAATGGGATATATAAGAAAACTAAAGAAACGAGGCTATAAAATACCAGGGTGGAAAAGAAATTCCAGGTACGCAACTAATCGTTACCAGGTATTGTATGATGGACTAGAAACTGAAATGCCTACAAAAGAGCAGTTTTATGCTCCAAGACCTAAGATTGCCGAGGAATATCCCGAAGAGGTTGTATTGGAGAATAGTAAGGGGGTTAAAGGGGGTGGAAAAGCTGATGTTAGTATATTGGCAAGAGCATTTTGTAATGGAGTGCAAAAAGCGTCTGGAATTATGAGAACTTATGAAAACCAGTTTGTTGATGCTCAAGACCTGGTAGACCTGGACATATCTGGTGAGGATATAGAAGAATATACAGTTAATATGACTCTTGAACGTTTAAAGATGGGCCAAGATCCACCATTGCAGCTTAACCAGGTTGTCAAATGGGCGGGTTTGAAGTAGTATTACAATAACCAAACGTTGGTATGGAGGTTGTAATTGGGATTTGATAAAGAGTGGAAGAAGGTAGATAGATTGAGAAAACGGCAGAAATCCGCCATTAATGATGAAAAAGAGGGGGTACCCCCTTCCCCCCGCCCTGGCCTTGTTGGTAGGGGTGGATCTCACAAAATTTTAGAGGATTTGGTAAATACTCCTTCCCACTACAGACAACATGATCTGGAGGCTATTGATGGAATTAAAGGCAGCATGTCCAAGGAAGAGTTTAAAGGATATTTAAAAGGTGCAGCATTAAAATATTTATGGCGGTATCAATATAAAAAAGAACCCGTGGAAGATTTACGAAAAGCAAAATGGTATTTAGATAAATTGTTAAAGGAAGTGTTAGATGAAAAACCATCCATCAACGATCCGAAAAGCTAGGCAAGTTTTGTCTAAAGGAGATACTGATGAACGGGAGGCCGTACTCCAGGAACTTGAGGCTATAGGAGCTAGTGAGATTACGGATGTTTTAACTTGGACGGGTACGGGCCAGGTGATAATGAAATCATCTGAGGATTTGAGTCATGGAGCTAGGAAAGCGATTAAGAAGGTTAAGATAACACCGACAAAATTAGGTTCGCAAATAGAAGTTGAAATGCACGATAAGATGGCAGCATTACGAATGTTAGCAAAACATAGAGGATTACTTGATTCAACAAGTGATATAAATAGGCCAAGTGTTATTGGTATTAATTTACAAGGCCCGAAAGATGTAACATATGAAATCAAAGACGAAAAAACACAAGAGTAATTGGTATGGCCAGGTGATGCGTGAGTTACGAATGGAGAGAGGATTAACTTTGCAAGATGTGGCGGAGGCTGCAGATATTAATATGGAAACAATAAGACGGATAGAAATGGGAGTTAGTTCGGGCCAATTCAATTATGTAGAAAAGATTTTTCAAATATTAGACCATGATGTGGAGATAGTACCTATAGATGCCAAGAGTGAGAACTTCCAGAGACCGCAGTAAGCGTAGAGAAAAAGTTAGACCGACAGAACCTATTGATGGATTAAATTTAGATTTTTCTGGTTCACCGACTACCTGGCAGTTTCTCCAGGACAATAGTTTTTTTCGAGGGTTACTCGGGCCAGTTGGAAGTGGCAAGTCTTATGCGTGTGCTGCAGAAATTATGTTACGAGCCGTACAACAAAAACCGAGTCCCGTTGATGGAATACGATATACCAGGTTTGTTGTAGTACGGAATAGTTATCCAGAATTACGAACAACAACTATTAAGACCTGGTTAGATTTATTTCCAGAGAGTCGCTGGGGGCCTATGCGCTGGAGTCCACCTTTAACACATCATTTAAAGTTGCCGAGTCGAGGGGATGCAGCGGGAATAGATTGCGAAGTAATATTTTTGGCGTTAGACCAGCCGAAGGATGTTCGTAAGTTATTGTCTTTGGAATTAACGGGTGCATGGGTAAATGAGGCAAGAGAATTGCCATTAGGGATTGTCCAGGGATTGACACATAGAATTGGAAGGTATCCGCCAAAGTCGAAAGCGGGATGTACTTATCGGTTTATTATTGCGGACACGAATCCGCCAGATAGTGATTCCTGGTGGCATAACCTGGCATTAAAGAATCCTATTAAGGGAAAGTATCCCTGGAAGTTTTTTCAGCAGCCTGGAGGCATGATAGAAACAGAAAACAAAACGGAGGATTCTATTTTTGCTGCGGGAAAAAATTGGATAATAAATCCAGATGCGGAGAATATAAAAAATTTGCCGTTAGGATATTATGAGCAACAATTAGGAGGCAAGGATTTAGATTGGTTACGTTGTTATGTCGGAGGCCAATATGCTTTTGTAAAGGATGGAAAGAGTGTATGGCATGAATATGATGATACAAGTATGACGGCTGAGAATTTAGAAGTTGACAAAACATTACCTATACAAGTGGGATTAGATTTTGGATTAACTCCCGCAGCTGTATTTGGCCAAAGACTATCAAATGGCCGTTGGAATATATTACATGAAATAGTTACAGAAGATATGGGCCTGGAGAGATTTGCTCAAATATTATTGTATGAATTAAATACACGATTCAAAAGTTGTGAACCAGAAATATGGGGCGATCCAGCGGGGCAAAAAAGAGATGAGATATTTGAAGTAACAAGTTTTGACCATTTACGTTCTCTGGGATTAAATGCTAAACCCACAGCCTCTAATGATTTCATGGTTCGCAGAGAGGCGGGAGCAGCTCCTATGCTGCGGTACATTGATAAAAGACCAGCGTTAGTTGTGGATACGGAATGCAAAAGGTTACGGAAATCTTTAGCGGGAGGGTATCATTTTAAGCGAGTTGGTATTAGCGGAGGCACGGATAGATTTCGAGATGTTCCAGATAAAAACCAGCATTCACATATTGGTGATGCTTATGGGTATTTATTGTTAGGCGGTGGAGAACATAGAAGAATTGTAAGAGGAAATTATCATAATCAAAACTTTACCCAGGCTACTGCAACTTTGGATTTTGAGATATGGTAGACATAATTGAGTATGTGCAACAATTTATTCCGCCAGAAGGTAAAGTTATCCCCTACTCCCGATCTCATTATTACATGATGCAGCTGGGAAAATATCAAACTATGTTATCAGAATATATCCCTAACTATGTATATTTTTTTGATGCTCAAGCTATGAGTGGCCCAAATTTTACAATATTAAGATATGGTGTTCCTATGATAGCAGCGGGATTTGTTCCGCTATGGCCTAATGTTTATGAAGGCTGGTTACTAACAGATAAACGAGTGGCACCCTACTGGCTGACTATGGGGAGAGCAAGTAAACGGATATTTGGTAGTATAGGTTCTGTACTGCAACTACATAGGCTCCAATTCCATATACATAGCCTTGACACTAGGGCCATTAAATATGCTAAATTTCTAATGTTCGAAGAAGAATGTTTATCTAAAAAATATGGGCCAGATGGCTCAGATTATTATTTGATGAGGAGATTATATTAATGGGCGGATTATTTAGAAGTTCAAAACCACCAGCTCCCGATCCTAGTATTGCAGAAAATCAAAGACGGGAAAGAGAAAGATTAGCAAGAGAAAAACAAGAAACATCTAACAAATTGCAATCAAGACAAAAAGCTCGTAGAGGCGGTAGTCGTTTATTGTTAAATGCTTTTCATGGTGGTATGGCTGATATGACGGGAGACATGACGGGTTTAAAGGATACTTTAGGGCCAACTACTGGAACTTAGTATGGAAAAACTTACCCCGATTCAAGTTTTAAAAAGAGCTGATAAAGCTAATAATCGTAAAGATCAATGGCGATCTATTTATGAAGAGTGTTATGAATATGGTTTGCCACAAAGAAATTTATATGGTGGACATTATGAAAGTCGAGTTCCCGCCCAGGATAAAAGTTCCAGAGTATTTGACTCAACGGCTATTCATGCGACTCAAAGATTTGCTAACAGAATACAATCAGCTTTATTTCCGCCATATAGGAAATGGTGTGCTTTAGTTGCTGGTGAGGATGCAATTAGAGAAGTGGATGATCCTCAACAATTACAAATTGCTTTAGATATTTATACAGAAAAAATGTTTGCTGTTATACGTCAATCATCATTTGATTTGGCTATGTCTGAATTTTTATTAGATTTATGCGTAGGAACAGCTGTTATGTTGATACAGCCTGGAGACGAAGTAACCCCTATTCGTTTTGAGGCTGTACCACAATACCTGGTAAGTTTAGAAGAAGGGCCAAACGGCACAATAGATAATGTGTATAGAAAACATAGAGTCCGAGCCGAGGCTATCGAAAGACAATGGCCAGATGCTAATATTCATTCAGATTTACAAGACATAATAAAAGATAAACCAGAAGATGAAATAGATTTATTAGAGGCTACTATTTATAAAAAGGAAGAGGACATATATTGCTATCATGTAATAGATGTTAAAAAGAAGGAAGAAATTGTTTATAGAGTTTTAAAATCTAGTCCTTGGGTAGTTAGTCGGTATATGAAAGTAAGTGGCGAGGTTATGGGTAGAGGCCCATTAATAAGCTGTATTGCTGACGTAAAAACATTAAATAAAACAAAAGAATTAATTTTAAAAAATGCAAGTTTAGCAATAGCTGGTGTTTATACGGCTGCAGATGATGGAGTTTTAAATCCGCAAAATGTTCGCATTCAACCAGGAGCAATAATACCCGTAGCAAGAAATGGCGGCCCTCAAGGAGAAAGTTTAAAACCTTTACAAAGAGCAAGTGATTTTGATGTTGCTCAATTAGTAATACAAGATTTAAGGGATAATATTAAAAAGGTACTCCTGGACGACTCCCTCCCACCCGATAATATGAGTGCCAGGAGTGCTACTGAAATAGTGCAACGTATGAAAGAACTATCTCAAAATATGGGTTCTGCATTTGGAAGGTTAATAACTGAGGCTATGTTGCCTATTGTTTCCAGGGTATTAGTTGTTATGGACGAACAAAACTTAATTGATATGCCATTAAAAGTAGATGGCCAGGCAGTTAAAGTTGTTCCCGTATCACCTCTGGCCCAGGCACAAAGTTTAGATGAATTAGAGAATGTTATGAAGTTTATTCAAATTACTCAAGGTATTGGGCCAATAGGACAAGTGGCTTTAAACCAGGATGAGGCTTTAGATTATATAGCCGATAAATTAGGAGTTCCTGGTAAAATACTAAATTCAAAAGAGGAAAGAAAAACTATGATGGCACAAATGGCAGAAATGGCTCAACAAGCTATGGCAGCTGAAGAAGAGCAAGTAACAGAAGAGGCTGTATGAGCTGGGAAGAATTAAATGGCTTAAATGGGAAGGCCCCTTTAGATGTTAATGAAGAATCCCAGGATATTGATAGAATTATTACAAAAGTTTTTTCAACCAGGGATGGACAAAAAGTTTTAGCATTTTTTAAACATATGACGATTGACCAGCCTACCTGGTATCCAGGAGAAGATGCGAGTCATGGTTATGCGAGAGAAGGACAAAATAGCATTGTCCGAGATATTTTAAAACGTATAGAAAGGACGAGAAATAAATGAGTGATAATACCGAGGCCGTTCAAAATGAAAACCAAGAGGCCATTGAGAACGAAAACCAAAGTTTACTGAACCCAGAAATTCCAGAAAAAAAAGAAAATGAAATAGATGAAACACCCCCTACCCACCTTAATACAGATGATGATGCCGAACCAACTGTTAAGTCCGAAGAGGAAGTCCAAGCGGAAGAAACGAAAAAAGAACGTCCTCAAAATATATCTGAGGCTCATTGGGATAAAGATAAAGGCGAAGTTAAAGTAGATGAACTTGCTAAATCTTATGAAGAATTAAGAAACAAAATGGCAGCTGGTAAACATAAACCACCTAAAGATGGTGTATATAAAACAGATTTTGTCGAAGGTTTAGAAGAAGATGATACTATGATGAATGAATTTAAAACTTTGGCTAAAGATAATAATATGAGTCAAGAACTTTTTGAAAACCTAACAAACTTTTACCTGGAATCCCAGGGAGCCGTTCAACAAGAAGTGAAATATAAACAAGAAGAAGAAATGGCTAAATTAGGTAATAATGCTCCAGCTATTATTAAAAGCACAAATGATTGGCTAACAAAGTTTGTTTCTACGGGAGTATTGGCTCAAAATGAAATTGAGGCTATTGCTGATGCCTCAACTAATGCTGCTTTTATTTCGGGATTAAATAAAATTCGTAGGAGCTATGGTGAAAAAACTATACCTACTGCGTCTACCCATGAATTGGCCACAACAACTAAATCTGATATTGAGGCTATGATGAGAGATGAACGATATGGTGTGGATGAGGCTTATACGGAGAAAGTAGAAAAAGCAGTTTATGAGATGCACGGAGAGAAATACTAACACTATATAGGTAATATTCAGACTTATAATTGTATGTGTGGTATTTGAGTCAAATTTCATATCTCGATATATTATAGGTAACTGACAACCTAAATTGTATGGGCCAGTTTAGTGGTTCACATAGCCCCAATTATGTAGCGAACTGGCCCACGGATAACCAGCAGCGAATTAAATTTTTTTATTAATAACAATGAGGAGTAAATGATATGGCTTTAAGTATATCAAATGCTTTTATTACATTATTTGATTCGGAAGTGAAACAAGCTTATCAAGCTGCTAGAGCTTTAGCTGGTTTAACTAGAGAAAAAAATAATGTTGTAGGGCAAACAATTTCCTTCCCAAAACTTGCTTCTGGAGTAGCTACAGTAAGAACACCTCAAAGTGACGTAGTTCCTCTAAACGCTAGTTATTCCACCGTTTCTGCGACTATGACTAACTATATAGCAGCAGAATATTCTGACATCTTTAACCAAACAAAAGTTAACTTTAATGATAGACAAGAGTTAGTACAAGTTGTTGGAAATGCGATTGGAAGAAGGATCGATCAAGTAACAATAGATGCGTTATCAGCAGCTAGTGGAACTGGAACTGTGGCAAATACGATTGCAGAAGATGGAACCTCTGGTTCTGCTTCTGATTTGAATACTGGTAAGATTAGAGCTGCCAAGAAATATCTGGACAGCAAAAATGTTCCAGTTGCAAATCGTACATTATTAATACACGCAAATAACCTATCATCACTATTAGGTCAAACTACAGTACAATCGAGCGACTATAACAGTATACGTGCCTTGGTAAACGGGGACGTATCGACTTGGCTCGGCTTTAACGTAGTAACTATAGGTGATAGAGATGAAGGTGGATTAGCAATAGACGGATCTAGTGATAGAGTGTGTTATGCTTTCCATAAAGATTCTGTAGGAGTTGGTTCTGGAATGGGGCAAAAAACCCAAGTAGATTATGTTCCAGAAAAAACTTCATGGTTAGTTGCGTCAATGTTTACTGGTGCTGGAGTGGCTATAGAGTCCGAAGGCATAGTAAAAATAACTTGTAGGGAGTAGTAATATGGCTTTTTCAAGAGATGGATGGAGTCCAATAGGTGGCCAATCTAAGAGAGGTTCTGCTCCTCAGATGTGGTCTTATACTTCAACAGATGCTCATACTGCTATAAGAGCAGCTGGTTACTTCAATGATTTATCAGACGAAGTAGCTGTAGGCGATATAATTTATAGCTGGGCCTCTACTGGAGGAACCGCTACTGCCTCATGGCACGTTGTGGTAAGTAATGCAAGTGGTGTAGTTGACGTTGGTGATGCGGTTACTGTAGCTGTAACTGACTCTGACTAAACCAAATAATTAGGAGGGCATATGGCCTCTGGCGATACAAAATTATCTATATGTTCAGACGCATTGATAATGCTAGGGGCCGCCCCCCTTTCTTCCTTTTCTGAGGGTACTGATTCAGCACAAGTGTGTGATAGATTATATGACGATTTATATGATACTGTTTTGGGTATGTATCCTTGGACGTTTTCTTATAAAAAAATTCAATTAGCCAGGACAGTAAATACTCCCGTTACAGAATGGAAATATGAATATCAATTACCATCTGATAGTATTGGTTCTGGAGTTCGTGCTGTATTTACCAGTAGTTCTGATGGAGCAAGGCCCAGGAACGAAGGCTGGGAAATATACGAGGATAAATTATTAACAAGTTTTGAAACAGTTTATGTTGATTATCAGTTTAAACCTTCTGAGGCTGTATTACCTACTTATTTTATTCAGTTACTTAAATATTGGATTGCTTGGCATATTGCTGAACCCGTAACAGATCAAATAACTAAAGCTGAATATTATAGGCAAATGGCAGTTGGTTTACCTTCGGAAAATAATAGAGGCGGAGCTTTTAGACAAGCTTGTATAACTGATGGTCAAAATACTACTAACCAAGTAATAGAGGATTTTGACTTAATATCTGTGAGGTATTAAATGTCAAGACAAGTACAAATACAAACAAATTTTAGTGTCGGTGAACTTGATCCTTTATTAAAATCAAGAATAGACTTACAGCAATATTACAATGCTTTACAAACAGCTAATAATGTTTTTATTCAACCTCAAGGCGGAATTAAAAGAAGAGATGGATTAAAATATTTAGCAGAATTACCAAGTGCTGCAAATCCTCAAGATGGTATTAGATGTATTCCTTTTGAGTATTCTACTTCTGATTCTTATATGTTAGTTATGGTTAATCAAAGAATTTATATCTTTAAAAACAAGGCTTTAATAACAAATATTAATGGATCGGGTAATGATTATTTTGGTGTAACAGCTTTAACTTCTGCCGTAATACCTAATATTAATTATGCACAATTTGGTGATACTATTATTTTTACACATAATGATTTGCAACCCGTAAGAATAGTAAGAGGAGCAAATGACGCTACCTGGACAGCTTCTTATATATCTTTTAGTAATATACCCGTTGCAGCTTTTACTTTATCAGTAAGTAATCCTTCGGCAAGTATTACACCTTCAGCAACAAGTGGTAACATTACTTTAACAGCAAGTAGTGGCGTGTTTACTTCTGGCTATGTTAATCAATATATTAATATAAATTCTAATTTTGGTAGATTAAGAGTTATTGAGTTTATTAGCTCAACAAGTATTAAATGCCGAGTAGTAGTAAATTTATTTGATTTAGCAGCTGTAGCCTCTGGAGATTGGGAATTAGAATCTGGTTATGAGGCAGCCTGGAGTTCAACTAAAGGATGGCCTACTTCATGTACTTTCCATGAAAGTCGTTTGTTTTTTGGTGGTTCTAAATCTTTACCTACAAATATATGGGGTTCCAGGGTAGCTGATTATTTTAATTTTGAAGTTGGAGAAGGTTTAGATGATGAGGCTTTAGATGCGGAAGTTGTTACAGACTCTTTAAATGCTATTGTCAATATATTTTCTGGCAGAGATTTACAAGTATTTACTACGGGAGGAGAATTTTATGTTCCTCAATCAATTAATGATCCTATTACACCAGGTAATTTTATGGTTAAAATTGCTACAAGAAATGGAATTAAAGAAGGTGTACCCGTTGCTGGTTTAGATTCGGGAACTATATTTATACAACGTTCTGGCAAATCTTTAAATGAAATGATATTTACAGATGCAGAACAAGCTTATACTACATCTACTATAAGTTTAATGTCCTCACATTTATTGAACAACCCTTCAGATATAGCTATGAGAAGAGCAACATCCACAGAAGAATCTGATAGATTATTTATTGTCAATTCTGGAGATGGTTCATTATCGGTTTATTCTATTTTACGTTCACAAAATGTTGTAGCTCCTTCTAAATTTACAACTGATGGAACTTTTCAAGCTATCGGTGTAGATGTTGATGATACTTATACTGTAGTAAAAAGAACTATAAATAGTGCAACTAAATATTTTGTAGAAATATTTGATTCAAGTTTGCATACAGATGCAGCTGTATATGTAAGTGCTACAACTGCTACGGCAACTGCCGCACATTTACCTAGTACCACAGTTGATATTTTAAATGATGGAAATGTAGAGGCTCAACAAACTACAAATGGTAGTGGCGAGGTTACTATGACTAGAGCTTCTACAAGTAATTATGAATTAGGAATACCATTTACAATAAATATTAAAACTATGCCCGTTGAACCACGATTACCTTCTGGCACAGTTAAAGGATTTAAAAAACGAATTGTCCAAGTTAATGCTGAAGTTTATCAATCTAAAGCTATGACAGTAAATGGACAACTTGTACCATTTAGGCAATTTGGTGAGGATATATTAGACACACCAGTTCAATCTTATACGGGTTCCAAGCAAATAGGGCCTCTGCTTGGGTTTGATTATGAAGGCTCAATAACCATTAGTCAAAGTGTACCATTACCATTAACTATTTTATCACTAGACTATTTAGTATCGTTAGGACAATAAAATGGAAGTAGTAGCAATAGCAGCAACAGCAGTTTCCGCATTTGGACAAATACAAGCGGGAAAAGCACAACAAGCAATGTATGAATCTCAAGCTGTTTGGAATAATATCCAGGCCGAAAATGATGCCATAGCATATGAACAGCAAGGAGTTAATGCCTTAAAAAAGACATTGAAAACAATGGCTACTATTACGGCTAGAGCTGCTGCGGGAAATCTTAATCCTTTTGCTGGTTCTATCGGAAATTTACAAGATCAAGTATTAAATGAAGGTTATACAGATTTTAATATTCACAGAATGAGTGCTGATACCAGGAGAAAAACTGGAGCATTCCAATCAAATATTTATAAAGCAGCTGGTAAATCTGCAGCTAAACAAGGAGTATTTGGAGCAATAGGAACTGTCGGTGGTGCAGCTTTAAAATATGGTTCAATCGGTGGTAAAAGTTCTTTTGCTGGAACAACTGGATCACCAGGGGCAACTTATACTTTACCATCTGGCCCTATGTTTGGTGGCCCTACTGGATGGAGAGGTTAGATGGCACAAAGATACCCAACTTATGATTCAAGTAATAGGGCAAGTTTAGCCAGGCCCGTAAATGTTGATAGAGCTGATTTAAGAGAACAAGCTAAAGGTGCGTCTGCTATGGCTCAAAGTGCCAATCAAATAATGAATTTTGCATTCGGTAAATTAGAACAAAAAGCAAAACTAGAAGGACAACAATATGGAGCTATGAATCCTCAAAAAGCTATGAAACAATCCAAGGGCCAGGATACTGTTTTTGACCAGTATGCTTATGGAGCAGCTGTAAAAGTTGCCTCTGCACAAATTGAAACTGAGGCCCGAAATGAAATGGGTAAGGTTTTATTAGAGTGGAAAAATAATAAGGCTGATCCAGAATTATTAAGAACTAAATTAGATAATATAAATGCTGGATTTTCTAATGCTTTAGGTAATATGGATTCTTTATCTGCAGCTACCTTGAATGAAACATTAACCAGGTTATCAAATTCTGTGTATTTAGATTATACAGAGGATTGGATGAAAGACCAAAAAGACGATTTGAGAACAGCTACATATTTAGGCGTAGATGAACGTTTAAATAATATAGAGTTAATGGGTAGACAAAATATAACTTTAGAACAATTTAATGATAACTTAAATGCTGAAATAGCAAGTTTAATGGGTTTTATGGAAGGCTCAGATTTAACTCAAAAAGAAATTTCTGCTGCAGTAATTAATATGAGAATTAGAGCAAATAAAGCAAGAGTCCGTGGAGGGTTTGAAAGAGCTACGGATAAAATTGCTTTTGCTGAAGAATTTAAAAATGATTTTGACAAAAGACAAGGATTGGCAAGTGGTTTAGATGAGGCCTCACAAAAAACTTTATATGGAGAAATGAATACTAAAATAAACAGTATTGATAAAAGAACTACAGCGTTGCACAAATCTTTAGATGGCAAGTTTAGCAAAATTGAAGAAATTGTTGTTGATGGATTGAATCCTGGTTCTCAATTAACGGAACTAAAAAAAGAGGCAGAGGCAGCGGGTTATGGTGATCTTTATATGGCAATAGAACAATTAGAATATAATTATGAAAATTATTACAGACCAGCCAGGTTAAAAAGTCCAGAAGAGTTACAAATAATTATTAATGAGATGCAAAAAACTGAAACTGCCTCTGAAGAAGTATTACCAGAACAAAAAGAAATTGTAGAAAATTTAGAAAAAATATTGGCAGACATAAGAAGTGATAGAGTAGATGAAGAGGCTGATTTAAGTAATAGATTTTCTTCAATAGAAAAAATAGTAAGTAAAGGAAGAAATCCTGGATTTAATCATTTAGAAAAATTACTAGCAGATGCAGAAGAAGTTGGCGACCAGGAAATGATTGAAAAAACAACTATGCTAATTAACTCTACTAAAGTTTTGCAAAGAGCTAATGATATGAGTGCAGAGGCTTTGCAAGGAGAAATTAACGATATACAAGCGTCTATAGATAATTCAGATGAAGTTAGCGAGTATCAACAAGATTTATTAATAAATTTACAAAATATTTTAAATAGAAAAGAAACTGAAAGAGCTGATGAGGATGCTAAATTAACCGAAATGATGGAAGTTTTAAGTGAAGGTTATCCATTAAATGATGAATTACAAAAAGAACTTTCAGATATATTAACTCGTTATAAAGATGACGAAATAAGAGATAAATTAGCAACTGTTATATCTCAAGTAACCCAATTAGATGCAGCAGAGGATATGTCTGTTATAGAATTAGGTAGAGTTATAGACAGTATTGATAAAGTTTTACAGAAAAAAGGTGCTGATGAGGATGCTTTAAAATTAGTAGAAGGTTTACAATCTTTAAAAAAGAATATGATTAATGCTTTAGAATCTGATCCTATTGGATGGGCCAAAAAGACTAGAGAGGATTTTCCAGAAATAGCATTTACAGATGATGGAAACATGGATGCACAATCCGTTAAAAATAGAATTGAATGGGTAAATGGATGGAGTGCTGAAATGAATATAACTCCACAATATTTAACTCAAGATGAATCTACTGCTTTAATTAATGCTTTTAGCCGAGCTGACCTAAATAATAAAATTGTTTTAATAAATAGAGTAAGAGAAAATTTTGACATAAATACAAGTGCTGTTTGGGAACAAATACATAGTAATGGGAAAATAGGCCAAAACCTTGCTCATTTAGGAACATTAAGTTTTTACGGAAATCAAGACATTGTAAAAGATTCTTTACAAGGATTGGAATATGATAAAGAACAAGTCAAAGAATTTTTTATTGAGGCTGGTACAACTTCTTCTGAGATGAACGAAAAAATAATGACCTATATAGGAGGTACTTATTTCCCAGGAAATTTAATAGGCAACATCCAAGAAGTAACGAAATCTGCTTATAAGCAAAGACATATAAATTTAAAAAAAGATGAATTTGATCCAGAACTTTTTGAACAAACTTTTCAAGAAGTTGCGGGAGCTATTTATATTAATGGTGAAAAATATGGAGGCATTATTGAATTTGATCCAGAGCAAAGTGGTACTGAACATAACTTAATGATCCCTAATAATATATGGGCTGAGGGTTTTCCTAGATTAATTGAGGATATGAATGAAGTTGATTTCTTAGCTAATAACAATAATCAAAGATTACATTATGTAAGAAATGGCCAAGTTGTTCAATTTGATACAACAGATTTAGATGGTGAAAAGTTTAATAAGTTAAAAGAGAGATTTCATTTTACAAATGCAAATGCAGATGAAGTAATGATAAGTTTTTATCCAGCATTTTCATCTGATCCACAATATTTGTTAGACGCTAATGGTGATCCTATATTGTTAAATTTAAGAGGATTACAAGAAACAGTAGCTAAAAGAAGAGCTGCTAATTCAAATTCTTGGAATAGATAATGTTTTTTGAAAGTAATAAAGATGCAAAACAACGAGTAAACTTTACCCCATCTATTGGAGAGTTTACGGATTTTGGCGAAAATTATGAAGTAGGAAAGAAATACGGAAGATTTGTAGACTCTATGTATTCTAAAGAAGAGTCATTTACCGAAGTTTTAGAACCTATTATAGCAGACATTAAACAAAAAACTGGAATAGAAATTCATAATTTTGGATGGTCTAGGGATGAATATTATAAAGGTTCAATGCAATTTTCTGATAACATTGATCCTATTTCTGGTAAATTTATTAATTATTTTCAAGAAGGTTTAGATGAAATAAATAAAGTTTATAAAGATCATCCAGATATTTATAAAGATCAACCTTTACTAACAAGAGAATTTTTACAATTTAAAGCTGCAGAATTAGCACAAAATACAGCAGCAGAATATCAAGATATTACATCCAGGCAAGATAGTATATGGGGTTCTTTAGCAGCTGGAGCTAGGCACGAAGTATTGGATATAGCAAGAACACCAGAAATAGCTATACCAATGTTAATAGCTCCCTTTCAAGGTTCATTTTTAAGAATAGCATTAAGAGAATTTATGATAGGTGTTGGTGAAACTACTTATAGTAGCGCACAAGTCGCAGAGTGGAGAAATAGTGTAGGATTAGAATATACCTGGGAAGAATTTTTATTAGAGGCTGGTACAGCTGGTGCTGGTGCTGCATTGTTTGGAGTAACATTAAAAGGTGCTATTAATGGATTTAGAGCTTTACGAAATGCTGGTGTAAAAATACCAAAAGAAATTGAGGCAGAAATTGTTAAAGCTGAAATGGATTTAGAGGATGCTAATACTAATCCTTTAAAATCAGACAATCCTTTAGATGCTAACCACGAACATACAACTCGAATAAATGAATCTATTAAAAGAATGGTAGGTAATGATGCAGCTGCAGAAATTACAGAAAAACCCGTATCCACTATTATACCTCCAAAAAATATAAATGAGATTATGAACAATACAACTCCAGATGATTTTCAAACATTTAGACCTGGTGATTTAGTTGTAGATGCAAAACAATTTCAATTCAAAGAAGGTGGAGATAAATTTGGTGTTTCAAAGAGATTACAAGGAATTACGAAATGGGAGGCAGAAAAATCTGGTACTTTAATAGTCTATGAAAAATTAGATGGTTCAAAAGTTGTTGTTGATGGACATCAAAGATTAGGATTAGCCAAAAGAATTTTATCTCAAAAAGACGGGCAAGATCCAAAATTAATTGGTTTTGTTTTAAGAGAGGCGGATGGCATAACGGCTGATGAGGCTATGATTAGAGCTGCTATGAAAAATATTGCTGAAGGTACTGGTAGTCCTATAGATGCTGCTAAAGTATTAAGAATGTCTCCAGAAAGAGCTGCTAACTTACCTCAAGCGTCAAGCTTTGTAAGAATGGCCCAGGAACTTTCTAATCTAAATGATGATGCTTTTGCTATGGTAGTTAATGGAGTTATTGAACCAAGATTTGCAGCTTTAATTGGAAGGCTAGTTCAAGATGTAGATAAGCATTCTGCTATTATAAAAGTATTAAAAGAAACAAATCCAAAAAATGTAACTGAGGCAGAATCTATAGTTAGACAAGCTATGAATGTAGAATTTACACCTACAACTAATATGACATTATTTGGTGAAGAAACAATAACTGAAAGTTTATTTAAAGAAAGAGCCTCTATTTTAGATAATGCTTTAAAAACATTACGCAGAGATAAAATAACATTTTCTAATTTAGTACAAAACCAATCAAGAATAGAACGGGAAGGTAATAAATTAGAGACAGATATTAATAAAAAAAGAGTTGCTAATGATTCAATGGCAGCTCAAATAATAATGAGTTTAGCAAATAGAAAAGGAGATATATCAGATGCCCTCACTCAAGCAGCGAAAAGGTTTAAAGAAGAAGGTAACTCAAAAGGTGCAACCCAAGACTTTGTTGACCTTATCAGACGAGAAATTCAACGAGGCAACATCAGCGGGGATAGCCTTGGCACAATTAGACGCAATATTGATGTTGAAGAGGAAGGCTTTGAAGTCGCAGCTAGTCCAAAACAGTTAGATGATTTTGATGATCCCGTTAATGGCCCTGGAGTAAAAAACCAGGGGGATAGTTTAGAAACACAATTTAAAGAGCAGCATGAAGTAAAAGAGGCTTTTCAAAAAGATATTGAATTAAGACAAGATTTAAAGAAGGTTATAGATGAAGGAGCAGATGAGGCTACTATAGAATCTCATCCAGCGGTTACAAAAGCTATAGATGAGGCCATGGCTATTCCTTTAACTAATTTAAAAAAAGGTTATGGAACTGAACAATATTGGTTAAATAGAACATATAATTTTAATGGGGAAACTGTTAAAGGAACTGGTGAGGCTTTAGCTAGATTATTTGAAAGTGCAAAAAAATTAGCATGGACAGGTGATGAATTAATACCTCCTTCCAATCCCGCAATAAAAAATAAACAAGTAAGCATTATATTAGGCCCAGCTGCTAGTGGTAAAAGCACACTAGCTAATAGAATAGGACAAAAAACTCGTTCAATGATTATTGATGCAGATGAGGCTAAAAAAGTTTTACCCGAATATAAAGATGGAGTTGGGGCAAATGCCGTACATAAAGAGAGTCAAGCTATTGCTACTGCTTTAGAGGATGTAGCAATAAGAGAAAATTATAATATTATTATTCCAACTGTAGGCAAAGACGTTAATAAAATTTCTAAATTAATGAATAAATATAAAAAAGCTGGATATGAAATAAACTTAATTAATATGAATGTTACACCAAGTAATGCTTTAAAAAGAATGTATGACAGATTTATTACCACGGGTAGATTAATACCTCCTGGATACATGAAAAGTATTGGCAATAAACCTATAATGACGTATAATAAATTGAAAGGTAAAGCAGATGGCTACGCAAAAATCGACAACAACCAAGCTTTCGGACAAAACCCAAGAATCGAAGAAATCAAATCAGACTTATTACAAGAACAAGATTTTCGATTACGAGAAGGCGGAGAACGAGGCGATAGCGGAATACCCAGGGAGTTCACTAGAAGAGATAGCGAAAGCATTTCAGAAATCCCTATCGGACAAAGAATAGACGAAAACGGGGAATTAGTACCCGATTACAAATCTCCAAAACAAATTTTAGATGATATAGAACAAGATAGAGTTATGCTATCAAGATTGGAAGGCTGCGTATGACCTTTCGTAATTGTGTTATAAATGGACAAAAAGAAGGCTTAATAACTGAGGATCAAGGAGCTAAGGCTTTAGATACTTACCAGCAATTAAAAATGTTATATAAAGAATCTATGCCAGAAACTTCTGCAGAATCTTTAGCTGCAAAAGAAACTTTTGATATTTTAAAATATGAGGCTGCACACAAAAGAAGAGTTACTTTAAAACAAGCAGCAGCCTGGAAAAGAATTAAATTTGATTTAGATAATTATGCTGGTAATCCTGGTAAAGCAGCTGAAGCATTAATAGCAGCACATGATGTTAATGCTAATTTTGCTAACTTAGAAAAACGAACTGCCACAGTAAGAAACCTAGCATTTGCGAGAATGGACAATAT